AACATCATTTCTGGTGTCTAAGGATGGGTAAGTCTTATAAATAATACTCCCAAACTGTTTTGCATCTGCCATTGATTTCTTTGTAAGAAATTTCAATACAGTCATCATTTCATCATACATAATAAAAATATTTAATATTAAATAATATAGGCTTTACGCCTGAACGTTCCTTTTTTATCTGGGTTCAATAAAGTTCTTGATATAACCATAGCTAATAAATCTGGAGCTTCATCATGCTTAATCTTAGGGAAGGATGCACAGTCATTTATAAATTTGGTATTCCAAGCCCCCTCTATAAGAATAACTCTTTTACCTGCTACAATAGGCTCTGCTGCCCATACCCTTGCCACTTTATCCACTGCCGGATTTTTGTGCTCTTTAACCGTCAATAACGTTTGAGTTTTCAATAAATTAATAACAGACTGCCCTGATGCTTTAGGCTCCACATATAACACACTTCGTTTTGAAAAATGACGACTAATAAATCTGGTCATTCTCGTTACTAAATTAGATAATTCTTCTCTGACCTCTAAGTAATCCCAGATATACACCATATTTTCAAATACAGAGTACACTATAATAGCACTTGGGTCATTTTCTGCTTTAGTAGTGTAAGCTGTGTCAGCAATAGCGTGTTTCACCTCAAAGGTAACTTCGGGGGCTACATCTAATATATTTACAATAGTGAAATCCTCTTTCTTTAAAATTTCCCCTTCTTCATCTGTCGGTTCCTGTTGGTACATAGACATAAATACAGTAGGGCTGTTTTCTTCTATTTTCTTCATCCTTTCCAAACTATGTTTAGCTGGCCACAGTACTTCTCCAATATTTCTTGGGTCGTATTTAGATTGCCCTCTTGTATTTATGGCAGGAATCTTAACTATTTCCCAATCATTCCCCTCCACTTCAAGGATTCTACCTGCAAGGTCATCTTCATGCCATCGTGTCAATGTGATTAACTGCTGGCTGTCATTATGAAGTCGGGTAAGAAAATCCTGTAAGTACCAATTCCAAACCCAATCACGGTATTTTTTAGAAAAGGCTTGCTCTGCTCCTTTAATTGGGTCATCCACAATACCCATATCCACAGGATTTCCCGTTATACCCCCTCCTACCCCTACTGTTTTAATGTTCCCAGTATAGTTAACAATATCAAATTCATAAGAATTTTTTACATAACTATCCCCTACTTTTGGTAATGAAATTTCTGGGAACACATTCCCATATTCAGTAGATGCAAGTATTTTCTGAATATCTCGGTTAAATTTACTTGCAAAATCTTGGGCATAAGTAGCAATGGCAATCTTACTATCTGGGTCTCTCCCTATTTTATAAGCTGGAAATCGTCTGGTACTCAACTCGGAATTATGTGTCAATATGCAAGATTCCCCCACAAGATAGAAGCCCCCTTCTACTTGAATACATGACCCCCAGTGGGTACCAATAGGTTTAATATCAGTAAGGGTATTCCTATGTCTGTTACCTTGTGTATCATAGGAGGCAATATATATTATATCTTTACCTATTGGGCATAAGTCTTGGGTTTCACAGATAATATTAATAGATACTGAATTTAAGTAATGGTTGACAACAGTAGCTTCCCATTCATGTAATCTACCTGCAATAATTGACCCCCCATTAGAAAAATCAAGTTGATAACAAGGTTCTTCATACAACTCTTGATGTTGAAGAACTTTGACTGGCTTAAAATCTTTCCCATAAACTATATCCCCCGCTCTTAATTCTTCATGGGGTTTCCATCCTTTCGTAGTTAACACCGGAACATCAGCTTTAATAAATTTCCCGGTTTGCGGCGGCAAGAATACCATCAACTTCTGAAATTTCTTATCATAGAAATCCTGTAAAACTTCTGCAATAACTTCATGATGCCAATTAACCTGATATTTTGGCATAGTATATTGAGTAAATATCAATAAATTCTCACGAGCTTTTTGTCGTGCAACTAATTCTATTTCAATATACTTATCTAATTCCATTAATTCTGTACAGGTTGCTTACGAAGCATCTTGGACAATTCATCCGTAGTAAATTGAGCAAGGTTGGAAGGTGTAGGCTCCAACTCCATTCTTTTATTGACAATCTCTTGTGTAGGTTTACCAAAGAATCTGTCAAATAATTTATCAATGTTATTTAGATTTCCGGTCTCATGCCCTTGAACAAGGGCACTTGCAAAGGTGCTTACAAAAATTGGCACTCTTGTATTCTTTTCCAATTTTTTTAAATCATCAAGAGACATTTCCAAAAGAGCCTCTGCAACAGCATACTTCTCGTCTTTGGTCATCTTGACTTTATAATCAATGCCAAGCCGGTCGCAAATCGCTCTATAATTTGTTACAGGACGCCCATTCGGATTGCCTGATTTACCTTTTTTAAATCTGGTTGTTTTACCAACGGATTTTATATTTGGGTTTCCTCTCATTGTTAATCAATTATAAATTGTACAAAGATATACATTATTAACAATAATGCCAAATATAACGTTCTCGAATTTAACACAATTATAAAAAAGGGGAACCTTTGTTCCCCTAATAAATATATTCCAAATGCAATAACCTATTTAAAAAACTCCTCCGATACTCTTTCGTAAATTTCTTCTATTACCCGAACATCAGTCTCACACTTAGGGTTAGGTCTATTAATATTAAATAGTGGAAGTAAAGCATTAAAAGTATAGCTTTTTAAATCCATATCCTGTGTCAATAGCATCAATAAAGACGTTATCAGCACTGGGTAAGGTCTATACAAAAATTTAAGTTTACCATTAAAATGTTTGGCATCAAAATCAATAAATTTTTGATAACTGAAATGGTCATAGAATACTAATAAAGGAACTGCCTGTTGCCCAATTGCAACATCATTAAGATATTGTTCTATGCTCGCAGGAATCCTGTCAAAATCGGGTAAGGTATTCAGATAGCTTTCTTTAATGTCGAGATATTCTAATGTAGAATCCTCGATGGTATCATCCCACCATTCAAATAATGCTGTCTGTTGTCCGTGAGGTCTAAAGGCTATACGCCAAATATTAGCGTCTTTTCTTAACCCGGTTGTATCTACATCAACAAAAACTACCATACTTATCTTTTTATAAATGATTGAATAGTTCCCGTATCTGTCGGCTCTGGTATATCTAACCCTTCATTCATGTAATGAAGGCGTAGGTTGTCTAAAAATTGCATAAATTGTTCAGTAGTCATCTTTGATGATGTAAGCCCTTCCATAACTATAACCTCTGACCCAAATATATTCTTGACTTCTAATTTGCACCCCGCAAATTGGGTAAGAAGGTATGTATATAGACTATCATCTGTTACTTTTTCACCTGTAATCTCTTTATGATACTCCGATATTGTTGGGATAACAACCCCCCAAAAATACCTGTTCAAAGCATCACTGCGTTTTGGTTTAAGTTCCTTTATCTCCACTACTAAATCCTTGCCTTCCAAAGCATCAAGACGCCTTCTAAACATTTCTGGATGGTCAAGATAAAGATTACCGTTTTTAATGTAACCACTTGCGTGTATAACTGCCATATTTTTTGTGTTTAAAAAAGGAGTGGGTCGCCCCACTCCCCAAAGTCAAGTAATCGAGAAAAGTATTATCTATGGTTTAGCCTGTCTGCCAAACTCATTCTTTTTGGTCTTTCAACATCATCTAATGTGTCATTCACTGTATCAATTGTTTCAACGGGTTCAACTTTACGTGTTCGTGTAGGTGCCGGAGCTTCAATTTCATCATCTACTGCTGTCTTTGATACTCTCGTTCTTGTTGGGGCTGTATATTCAACATCGGAACGTCTTGACCTTGAAGAAGCTCCGTATAAATAACCCCTTATAGCTTCCCTTAGTTCATCGTCAGACACCAAATGTTCTTCAATATTTTTAACAATATCTGGTTGCTCAACTACCCATGATGGGTCTATTGCATAAGGGTCTCTATGCGCTTCCGCATCATAGTTAACTTTACCGTTAACATTTTCCCTGATAATAGTGATATTAAAACCTTCTGTAAGGTCGCAAAACCCATTAGCTGTACCATTTTGATATTTCCGATTGATGGCAATTCTATTAATTGCTCCCACCAATTGCTTGGTGCACTTCAATATCTTGGGCTTGCCTACTGGTTTAACCTTAGTAACAACCCCTTTATCAAATACACATTCAAGCTCAAGAATAGGAATAGAGTATTCCTCTCTAAAGGTAAAATTTTTGCTATCAGACAGAAGTTTGTTGATTGCTGGGTCTCTCAATGCTCGTGCTTCTGCAATTTCTTCTTCTATGGGGCATGGTTCCCCAAATGTACTTGGACTTATATAACGTTTTCCTGCAATCCAATATACATTCTCTTTTACAAAGTAAAACGACATCCCTTCTGTTGGAGGGAGTACTCGTACATCAAGTTCCTGTGGTAAATTTTTTTGATACAAAAACATTGTGCCTGAATTTTCCAAATCTTTTTGAAAATTTGCTAAGGCACCAAAATCAATTCCTTTTGACATGTTTACTAATTTATTTGGTTAATAATTTTTACTTGGTTAAAATGGTGCCAAACTCACTAAGTCAGGCACCGAAGAAAACTACAAAATATCCAGTTGCGGGTGGAAGAATCGAACTTCCGTTAACCTATTGGTTTCCAGCTTATGAGACTGGTGAGTTACCACTACTCTAACCCGCATTATTTATGTTACAAATATAACACATTAAATAGTTATCAATAAAACTTTTTATGCTCATTTAATTATCATTAACATTATGTTAGAATTTCAGCCCCTATTTCTTTATATACTTTAAGTCTTTTAGCATAGTGCCCTTTAAGATAATTCACGTCAAACTTAAAGTCAACAATTTCAAGTTGAGTATTATCACTTTCAGTATCCACTCTCTGCCCCCTACCAACTATTTGTGTGACCGTTATAGAACTTTTACCCCCAAAAGCATGAATCTGTTTCCCCACTACTGGCAAATTAGCACCTTCTTTGATAACCATTGTTGTTATCATCCATTGTATTTGACGATTTTTAAAGCGTTGGTATAAGTCTTCACTATAATCCTCTCCAGACAGTATAGGAATATCAAAGCCTTTACTACTAAAATAATCCTGAATATTATAAGCATGTTCAAGATATTGTACAACAATTAAAACAATCTTATCCGTGTTCAAACATTCTTGCAAAATGCTATCGTGCATTTCAGTATTGTCAATAATATTTTTTTGATATGATTGCCTGTATGAATTTGTGGTTATCCCAGCAACGTCAACAAATTTGACAAACGGTTTCAACGATAACCCTTTAGTTACCATTTCTTTGTTAGTTATATCCGTCAATAGGTCGCCAGAAGCCCCTACTAAATACAATTTTGTATCTATATCCTGAACATCTAAAGCTGTGGCTGAAAAAAATAACACCCCGTAAGGATTAAAATAACTGAACAACTTTCTATAAGTGGCTGACCCAGCTTTATGGGATTCATCCACTAAAATAAGGTCATAATTTCTAACTTTTACCTGCAAATCTTTTGAAGCCTCCAAATCATTTAACATTTTTTTGGGGGTTGCTAAAGTTATTCTGCAATCATCGTTATAACTACCGACTGTATCATGAGTACTAAACAATTCAGCCATCTGTTTCGGAATCACTCTTGAAGCAACCAGAAAAAGTATTTTTTTAGCAGTACAACTTTGAACCAAATAGGACATCATATAAGATTTACCACTGTTGGTGGCACTTTTTATAATGCCTCTAAAAAATGGGACACCGGCTATTTTTGAATTTGCAATTGTTTTAACAACATCAAGTTGATATCGTCTGTCATCAGGAACAACTGGAAATTGTGTAAATTCAAATGAGTTCTCTCTAAAATCCTGTACTGTATAAGAAGCTCCTTCTTCATCGAGATATTCTAATAACATTGGTAAAAAGCCCACCATAAGTTCATTTGTCTTTGAAAACATAGAAATGGTACCATCCCATGAACCTTCTTTAAAGCTCTTTATGAAATATCTACTTGGGTGCAAATACGAAAAATATTGCCATATCCCTGAACGATACGTCCACCCAGACCCACTGAATTTTAATATCAATTTAGTATTGAATATGGCAATGTTAATCATAGAGAATCTATTAAGTTATCCAAATATTTTATGCGGTTTTCAGCATCTCTTGGTGCAAAAAATAAGTTCTTTGAGTGCATTTGTTTAGGTTTATGTTCCATTAGGTAATCAATAACCGCTTGAGCCTCGCTGTAATTTAATTTTTTATAATAGGTCATACTATGAACCACAGGGCAAATTCCATTATATTTATGTGTATGGAATATCCCATCTTCCATAAATTCATGCCTTACTTTTATAAGGGCTTCTTTCAATTTAATTTTGTCCATCTCTAACTTTCAATTTAAGACTTATATTATCAAAATGAATATAATTATCCACAACATTAGATACCATAAAAATCATAAAGAAATACTTAATATGATAAGCACACATACTTGGCACATCATGTAACCTTAAAAAGCCTATAAATTCCGTAGTATCCTCCAATAGTGCCGCAAGTGTAGCATAATCATCAAATTCAAGTATTTTAACAACAGCAGGACGTGTACCATTATATTCTTCGGAAGAAGATAACAATGAAATGTTATCATCCAAATCAATACACATATTCTGACTTAATTTAAGGATATACTCAACTTCGTCCGATAACTCTTTTTTTGAATCAAGAACATACAAAACGTTCATGAAATACACAATATCTCCTGTGTTATTATTATCAGAGGTTTTTGGTAATCTGACAGATAATGTAAGACCAAGCTCCTCAATTGTTCCTATAAATTCACACGCTGTTATAGGTAAATCTAAAAGATTATAAAATTTATCAACTATCATAACTCTTTAATTAGTTTTTCTCTCTTTTCTGCGGCTCTCTGTTTAGCCTCCATTAAACGCTGTTCCTCATAATCTATACAGGAATCAGGGGTAGATTTTTCTATCTTATGCCTGTTTTTATAATAAAAATCTACTGCACCCTCCCCATACAGTTGAGATGGTTCAGTAAGATTCCCCATAAACTCAAACCTACTAAACAATATACTAAGGTATTCCTGTGGATTAGCATCAATTGATAAAATTTGGGCAGCAGCCCTCACAAAATGTATCATATCGGATGGTACGCACTTAATATTGTTTTTATACTCATAGTATTCCTTAATGTCAGAAGACAATGTTTTATTCGGGTCATTGGAGACCTCCTTATCTGCAAGATATTTTTCGTTAATCTTTGAATTATAGTATTTGAATTTGTTTATACCATAATTTTTGCCCATAAACGTTAACCCAATATTGATGTATTCAATAAAACCTTCACGTAGGGATAACCCATTTTTGTTACAAAAATCTTCTGCAAGAGTACATACTTCCCTCATAGTATTGAAAGCTGAATCCTGCACCATTATTTCTGTTGCATGGGGGTTATGCTTTTCTTTCAAGATAACTGTTAAAAGACTATTGAAAAGTTTGTAGTTTTCTGATTCAAGTGTTCTTGTGTGGGATACCATAACGTCATGTGATACTTTAAGTTCAGGCGCAAATTGTCTTGCACTTACAAAAATCGTATCAATTAAGTAATCAGACATAGGTACTCCACAGCCTTCTACTACCCTCTTAAAATCTTGTTTATTTATAACCAAATATGATGTCCTCATAAGGCAAAGGTATAAAATTACACTGATACTTAGATATATTTTAACAATAATTTTTCGGAAAATTCTTCCCTATTTTGTATCTCATTGAATATCAAATCTTTACCAATTTCATTGACATCCTTACCTTGTGTAAAATTTTCTAAGGACACTAAACTAACTTTCAAATTTGAACTCAAATCCCATGCAGTCATTACAGCTTGTCTATAAAAACCTTTATCGGGAATAATAATCAATTCTTCAATATCAGATTTGAATAAAATACTTTTTTGGGTAGCAGTTAATGACCATCCTTGAGAACTTATTGCATCGTCACCTATGGTGACTGCATCAGACCATCCTTCAACAAGACACACTTTTCTATAATATTTCAAAGCATCCTGATTGAAGAACAAATCACCTTTACCAATCCCAACATCAGATTTCTTAGGGTTTTTATAGCGCAACCTGTTCCCACCTATTAAATCTCTGCCGAGATAATATTTCAAAATGCCCTTGACCCGGAACGGTACAATAAGATAACCCCAATAATCCCCATCAGTACATACACCAAAACCCATTGAATCAAGTAGTTTAATATCAAGTCCTCTTGATTCAAGATAATCTACCGCTCTTTTACACATAGAATCATTCCCATATAAAGGTTCCCAATAGTCCGGTAAAGGAACAAAATCAATAGGATTGATGGATGAAGTTTCTAATTTATACTGAACTTCTTCAAAGTTGTCATTCAAAAAATGATATACATCCCTTAAATAAATACCCTCATATTCAGCAATAAATGAAAACACAGAACTTCTGTACCCTGTTCTATGGCACAAGACTACATTATTTTCAAAGTTAACCCCCATTGAGGCATCATTTCTTGAGGTAAAGGGGTTTTTTAACCTAAACCAGCCATTACTACTTTCATGAAGGTCAAATGTTGATTTGAAGTAGTTATATTCTTTAAATTTCAAATTTGTCATTTTAAAGCGATTTAAGAGACTATAAATTATTGAGTGGTACTTCGTATCATTTTTACAATAAAAGTTCGTCAGAACTCATTAAAACATCATAATAGACCCTTTGCACGTAGTTTGTCATCAAACTCTTTAAACATTTTTGCTCTATGGGCATCAATATCAAATGGAACTACCGTTACAGGGGGTACGTATGCATGGGTTGAATTTTTACAAAATGTGTCAAGATTATGACACCATTGGGTCAAGGTAAATATTTTATCTTTGTTGTATTTAATAAAATCTTCATACGTTTTATCTGGGTCAATATTATATTCATTGATTATCAATTGTTTAATAGCTTCTCCATTAATATTAACAAAATTTTTAGAAAAATTTAACACATTTAATTTGGTCGTTTCACAAAAATTATTATTTTTTCCAATAAAGAAATTAAATTTATTTTCTTTTCTTTTCTTTATTTCTTTTTCTTTTTTTCTTTGGTTACTTTCTTTTTTTCTTTTTCTTTTTTCTTTTCTTTCTTTTGTAAGTTCATTTTGACTTGTTTTAGGGATACTGTTTTCCCCTACAATTTCATTTAAAATCTCCATGTTTATAATGTAGTAAACTACTGATGGGCAGCCTATTCTGACGGTATTCAGCACCCCCGCTTCCTTTAACTTTTTTAATAGTCTTTGTTGCTTTTTAGCATGAAATCCTATTTCTAACGTAATTGTTAGTTGAGTTCTGTTAACAACTTGATAATCAGTAATATTTTTACCATTTTTTTGCTCTCCCAGTGCGGACACTTTTGTCCGTACTTGTGAGGACACTTTTGTCTGCACTTGTGCGGACACTTTTGTCCGTACTGATGATGCATCCTCAAGTAGTTCTATGGGGGTACTTGTATTAATATTTGTGCTGATACTCAATAAATAATTGAGATAAATAGCACAATCTGACCCAAAATTCTTAGTAAGATTTGTGATAAGCATTTTTAAGGATTTATCAATGTTTAAATGTTTGTAACTTGCCCTCTATATCAGATAAACTCGGATTCAGTTCATCCGGGTCAATTATTTCATTGACCTGCATTGTATTTTCGTCTATTCTGACGTGTATCTGATTGTGTTTATTTTTAGATGGGCGCTTACCCATTCTTTGAACCACTACCCCTATTCTGGCAATCCCTTTATCAGATTCTTCGTCGGTACGCATTATTGCAAACGCAGCATGCACATTCATAGCCTTCCCAAAGTCTCGTGCAAAATCTGTCATGTCAATGTTTTCCTTATTGACGGCTGACCTATTTACTTGAGAAGGGGTTATAGCAAACATATTGTATTTTTTATTAAGAGAAATCGCATGGTGGTATATATGCTGAACCTTGTGCGTATCCTCTTTTATAGTTGGGTCGGCACATTTAGCCAAATCAAGATAATCATAGCAAACAAGTTGTATATCAACCCCTTGTTCTTTAAGAGCTAAAATATCCGCTTCAACATCATCCAGAGTATGTATGTTTGCATTGTAGGACTGGATAATGAATTCTCCCCCAACTCTCGTTAATTTTGACATCTGTTGTTGTATAATATCATCATAAATACCATCTATCATTTCATCATAGGTTGCCCCTACCATACATTGATGAAAGCGCATCATAATATTATCAGCCCCGTTCTCAAAATCAGCGTAAAACACTTTTAAACCATCTTTTACATAACCAAGTGCAAAGTTTAATAGCGTACCTGTTTTAAAGGATTTAGGAGCAGCAAGGAAAGTTATAAGTTCCGGTGGAGCAAATCCTCCTTTTGTTGTCAAGTTATTTAAACCTTGAAGAAATGTCGGGTGTACCTGTTGCTTAAATCTGTCTGGGAATAATTGGTCATGGGTAACTCTTAAAGGAGTGGGTCTTTCTTGTATAGATGACCCCAACTTATCTATCCTGTTAAGGTCATGTAACATTGTACTTATCCTACTGTCTGTGATTGGCTGTGTTAAGTTTGTTTTCAGCAGGTCTTTAAGTTTTTTTTCTTTGACCCGCATTATAACTGTATCTTTTATTAATTGAAAGTCTGCCACTTTATTATGGTATAAACCTTCAATTTCAGGTTGAATATCAGTTAAATCTGCCGTATCATTAGATTCATTTGATATAAATTGTAAAAGATTTGTTAATGTTGGTAATACCTTGTATTTTTTGTAATATTCTCTTAGAGCAGAACTTATAAATTTGTGTTCAGCTAAGTCAAATATATCGGGGGATACGTCAGGTATAAATGTTTTAAACTCCTTATTTGTAAGAAGTTGAGATATTAAATCTCTTTGAAACTCTACTGTCATATTTTTATGTTTGGGGCAAATATAATAAAAAATCCCCTACACACAATAGTTTATGGTAGGGGATTATAAACACAAAAATAGGACATCTATTTTAACATGGCAACTATTATAGCAACACCAGCTAAAACTGACGTAGTAGAAGCCACAAAGATAAGAGTTTTTCTTGACCTATCCAATTCTTTTTGAAGTTGACCGATACTTTTATTAAGGTTATAGTTATCATTATCCTTTATAGCAATCAAGCTATTTTGAAGCGAATAGAGTTCTTTGTACTTATCAATGGTTTTTAATGATACATTAAGAAAACTATCGCACTCAACATAGGCTCCTACAAGAATATCTTTTGTCTCTTGGGTAAGTTTATAGCGTTCCTGTTGACCTGAAAGATATTTAATCTGGTCAATGGTTATATGGTACGTTGTACTGTCTTGTGCTATCAGTAAGCCATGAGTAAAAATGGTTAACAACAGTAGGAGTGTCCATTTTATAAATTTCTGTAACATTATCAGTTCTTTTTTTGGTTATATCTTTAATAAGTTGATTCCGTTCGTTTAATTTTGATTTATATGTTCCTAAAACTTTTATAAGATTATCAATATCAAGTTTGAGGCTATCCGCTTGTTTTGTGTATAGGTCGGATAAACTTTGCATCACAGTAAGCTGTTGCTCTTGTTGGATTAGTTTGGTATAACGTTCTTTTGCAACGTATGTTGCAATACCAGCGTAGGCTATAACAGCTATTAATGACACAAGAAGTATTTTAGACAATTTTTCCATCTGTGATTCTGTAATTTCTGAAATGATAATCTTTCCCATTAGGGTCTAAGTCAACAATTGCAAACCCATGATTCCATTTGTTGAGAGGCATATACTCTGGGTTTAACCCACACAGACAACCAATACTCCATGTGGTTACAATTTTACCGTTCATATCTGCTTCCGTATGCTCGGAGGTTGCATGATTGTGCCCCTGACAAGCTGATACCTTACCTTTTAAATATAGACCTCGTGCAATATTTACAGGGGTGCTTATACCACCTTTGTATTCATGCCCATGAATAATATTAAGCCCATTTAACTTTATTATTCTCTTGTCTTTTATAATTTCAATGGGGTACGATACTCTTGAACGAAGGAGGGATTCTATTTCAAATTCATTGATACCTTTAAGTTCATGGGCTTTTTGAAAAAGGAAACGATTATACCGTTCTTCATGATTCCCAAGTTTGTAATAAATTTTACACTCAAGCTCATTTTTTATAACCTCCATAAAATCAGAAAAAGCATCCAATTCTTCTGAAAACTTGCGATGATTTGGGTCTTTTTCAAATGATGATAAACTATGAAAGTCTAAAATATCTCCATTTAAAATAAGAGCATCAATATTTTCTGCTTTAAAAAATGATAAAGCAAGAGTGATTGCCTCGTTATCATGATAAGGTATATGTAAATCATTTATTATGCCCACTTTATTGTGTTTAGACATAATAAAAGGGGTATAGTCAGTTTTATGACTTTTCGGTAAGTTATAGGGATTTAACGGTCTATTCTCAACTTTATGTGCAATATTTTTTGGCATTTTCTTTCCTGTTTTACCTTCAATATAACGTAAAATGAGACGGGCGTGTTCTGAATCTTTAAAAAGTAGCTTATTGTCTTGATACATTATACGTGCCAACTTAGCAGTTGGTATATCCCATCCGTATTTTTCCCTATATTGACGTGCTAACTCATGTTTGTTCATTATATAAATGTTTCAAAGTGCATGGTATCATAGTTAAACTCTTTTCCTAAGTTTAAAAACCCATGTTTATAAAATATGCGGAACATATCGGCATATTCTGGCTTACTAAATTGTGCTTGTTTAAAAGGGGTCTTTAAGCCATTTTTTGTGGGGTTTAAATCAATAGCAACCCCCCAAGAGTGCCTTGATAACGATTTACCTCCACGCATGGCTCTGTAATTAAAACAGCCCCCATATATATCTATTTCAAGTTTTACAAGTTTATCATACCCATAAGTTTCAAGGAGTTCCTTAAAAACGGCTGATAAACGGTCAGCTATTTTTTTGTGGCATTGAATACGAGATACTTTCGTTTTTAAATCCCACGATAAGCGCATAGGATAAGGTAGTTGTAATATAGTTATGTAGCCTTCACCCAATTTATTTGGGGAGCCATACATCATGTATAATTGACCATCACTAAGTTGTTTCTGTGCCATCTTCTTCAAGTGAATTAATTGTTATTGAATCTTTTACAGCATTAAACGTCTCGTTTTTCTTGTACTCTATTCTTTCAAGCAGTTCTAATAAAAGCCCTTGTGGTATGACTTTTAGAATAGAGGCTTTCTTTAAAATTGCAATCAATTGAAATAATATTATGGGTAAAAATATTGCCTCTGATACCCAGTAAGCTGCTGGGTGGGCTTTTTCGATACTTAGAACTACTACGAGTATCATCCAGTAACTTATAGTAGTCCATAGGAAGTTCATGCCTTTTTTAAGCCGTATTTTCCCTTTTTTATAGGCAATTATAATCCCAAAGATAAAGTCAACAGATTCTACAAGGAACACCGTTAGGAACATATTTACGTTGTTCATTATTATAGCGACAATATAACCACACAGAGCCATAAATATGGCTATAATTGTTTTTACTATCACAGATAAGAATACCCCTGTATGTTCAATAGAACTTGTGTCTCTTTGGGAAGTTGACATGGTTATTTAAGATTTATATAATCTTTGACAGTCCCATCAAGTAGAGGCATATCACTGATAAATGTTTTTGCTTTTACAGACAACTCTGGAAATAGGTCATCAATAGCCAAATCAGATTGTGTGTATGGGTTTATGTCTATGGTAACAGGCAAGTGTCTTACTGTTGTACCTTTTGAAGTGCATAATACTAATGATGCCCCTATGGCTCCGCCTTCTAAATCTACATTATGATAAAGAATTTTTGCCAATGTTTCATTAGGTTTAAAAATACTTGCCCCAAACCCAGAATCTTCCGGGCTATTTTTAAATGTTAGTTGTTTTGTTAGATTAAACATGATGAATTAAACTTTAATCAATGAAAAATTTATTCCAAAGTAGATATTTAACGCTTGACATAGTTTTAGGGTATTTGGCTGTTGTATTTTTTAATACCCCATTCAAATTAAATTCTACCTCTTTTTCTAAAATATCTGTATATTGTTCGTTACGTTTAATTGCTGCCTCCGGCGTGTAAAATTCTCCTTCATCTCTTGTAATCAAGTTTGAGGGAGTTTCTCTTAATTTTTTGTCCACAGCTTTCAACATTTTATCTGTAACATTATTGGCAGCTTCAAGAGAAGCTAACAGCATAAACAAACTTTCTGCATCAGATGGAGTATCAAAGTCGTCCAAACTTTCATTTAATTTTGTGACAATTTTGATAATATCCCCACGTTTTAATTTAAACTTTGTCATAATATCTAATTTACTGATTTATAATACACAAATGTACAAAATATTTTATATATTGTATGTACTATTCCTTTTTAGATTTAATAATTCGGTAAACCCCATACCCGAAAACAGGCACAAAGTACCATGATATGCCCAGTTCAGATAGGTTGAAAGGATTCCAAAGCATCACCAGCAACGTAACGATAAACGCCGCTGCTACTGCCAGAAACCCAATTGCATTGCTATTTTTTGACATAATATAAAATTGAAAAAGTTATGAATAAAATTAGTTTGAAAATTAATTGTGCATACTTTGCCCCCTTCCACTTCTTATCAATCCATGATGTTTCACCGACATACAATAGCGACCTATGGCACATTATATTCAATGTGTAGTCGAATAAAAGATAAAATAACGAGGCATAAAATCCAAGCTCCACAATGCTGTTTGATAGCATCACAACAACCAATGCCCTTAATAAAAAGCGGCTGGTATGGTCAGTGAAACGGTAGCCGCTGTTATACAGCTCTGCATCAATTGTTGCGCTGATTATTGTGAAGATTATGAATAGTATTGTCATTGCTTTATCAATTTAAGGGCATTCGGCTCCCAGCGGCATAACCGACAGTCGGCATTTTTTTAACTCAATTGCGCTACCGGAAACCGATAGGTAAACTTCAAAATTTCCGCTCCCGCCTCCTGCCGTAACTGTGTGTATAGTCATCACTTTGCGCCCATCGGCACTCGTGCTTATATTCGTTTCCTTTGTTGCGCCCCCAACCCTTAATTGTGCCGTGACGGTAGGCGTACCCGATGTGGTGTACTCCAGTGTACATATCACCATAAACATCTGACCGGTTGCTCCTGCCACTTTATAATCACCACTTGAAAAGCTGTAACTGAAATAACCGTAATCGTTGTTACAGTCATAACTATCGAATGTCACCCGGCGTGGTGTACTGTCGGCGATATGGCTTTCGTCTGCCGTTGTGAACACCGAAGCCCCGTAATTCCTTACCCATTGCCCTCCTTGCTTATACATCACTCCGGAGCTTGCGGCAAACAGGAAGCTATCACCTGCGGACATGGTATCTGCTGCCCGGCTTGACGTGTAGTT